ATCCACTCTGAATATAATAATCAACCCCATCCTCACCTGTCTGTGGAATGGGGGAGACTACACCCTTAGGTAGATCGTCGTTGTCGTCAATTGAGAATCCAAAAAGTTTGGCCATTATTTAATAAGTACCTGATCTTATCTATTTATCAGCTTACTGAACCACCATTTCCAGCAGCTTCCCACCACTGAACCTGTAAGGTTACGGTAAATTCTTCGATTGCGTCAGCAGAATCGTAAGAAAGATCTATCTGAGAAACATTAGTTGGGAACACACTATAGAATTTATATGTTCTAAGAACAGGCATGTTCTGATCAGATTGTTGATTACCACCAGCAACAGCAGATCTACCAAGTTGGTAGACATATGCGTCTCTAGTATAATCTTCTGGGTTAATGTTACCAGCGTTGTCAGATACTTTAGACATGGAGTTCATCCATCTCTCAAAGGAACTTCTGATTGCGAAATCTGTATCGTTGATGACAGTAATCTGCCACTCATCGAATGTTCTGTCTCCTGCAATTTTTAGTTGTCTTCCTCTAAAGGGGACACTAATAGGAGCGATGTTAGACGCAGGTAATGCTGCTGTCTTGACAAGGAACCTACTCTTAGGATCTATGTCAGCAACAGATGCATCTACTACACCATCTGGAAATGCAAGAACAACCTCAAACAGATTAGGTCTTGCAATACCACCAGTCAACCTCGACTTAAACTTGTCGATAGTCCTTTCCGAAGTCTTTGGTGGGTTTGCGGAAT